AATTCTTTAATATCACCATTCATTAAATCTAATTTTTGAGTAACACTTTGATTAATACTATCTTGTGTTAATTTAATGGCACTATTCATTTCTACTTTCGTAGCATATTGTGATGTATATAAATTCTTAGCTAGAGTTCTAATATCAATAAATGCACTTGGAAAGCTTAACATTTTTACTTCATAATCACCATCTTGTAATATTAAGCTTTGATATACGAAATATTCTATTTGTGCTTCTGGAAGTGCATATTTAGTTCCGCTTGCTTTTACTCCAACTTTTTTTATTTTATACATCTTTTGAGTTTCATAACTTAATATAAACTCATCATAGCAATCATTATTTAGATATAATAAATCGCAAGGCAAAGTAAATCTTTTTTCTATTTCTGCACTTTTAAAAACTAAGTCTCTTGATAACAAATAAGTATTTGGATTTAAAGTATCATTTGTTAAATACAAATAAGATATATCTTCATTCGTTGGGTGTATTTTTAAACTCAATACTTCGCTATTTAATACATTTAATAACTCTAGTGTTCCTGTTCCTTTAGCACTCACTGTAGTATCAGTTATTGAACCAATACTAGATTGTATTTCTTCTAATTTTATATTAATACCTGATATGGTTTCGGCTTGACTATTAAAATTTTCTACTTTAGCGGTTATACCGTCTAAAGTTAATTTTAAGTTAGTATTTTGAGTTTCTAATTCACTTGATTTACTAATTAATGCTTCTATTTCTTTCGTTTGCTTATTACAAATAATCCAACATTGCTCAACCGTTTTATCTGTCTTACTCATAACTTTATAATTAGAAGTTTCACTCTCTTCCTGTTCATTGTAGATAACTTCTTTAAAACCTTGAGTAAATTCTAATTCATTGTTAAACACATAAGAATTAAAAGTTTTTCCACCTGTTTGTATTTCCACTTTATCAAGTGGTTCAAAACCTCCGAAGCCAACTAATTCTAGATCAAATAAATCAAACTCTATTCCATATAATGCAGTATATAGTTCATCTAAATATTCACTTCGATCATTATTATTCATTAATTGATTGTCTTTGATTATTAGTTCACACCATGATATTTTAGTTTCATCTCTTTTATAAATTCCATCTGCATCACCACTACGTTTTAAAACGATACTATCAATAGGACCATAATGTTGTCCTAATTTAATATTTTGATTTTTAAGAATATCATCATTTATTACATTATTTTTAGTACCAAATTTACACCTTTCAACATTATTATTATTATGTATTTTAAATAATGATGCCGTAGCTTGTCCTATATCATCAAAAACATCTCTATAAGTAAAGTTAATACCTTCATATATATCTTTTACCATTATTTTCGAACCATTTGGTAGTGAAATTATATTAGTTGTAAAACCACATTCTACACATAACCTTTTGAAAAAATCTAATACTGTACATGGATAAGTAATTGTTATAGGTTTATAATCAATCATCGTAGAGATAAAATCATCATATAGTTCATGTTCATATTCTTTAGAATCAGCATTATAATTTTTTTCTTTTAAATAAAAAGGACCATAAATTTTTGTTGCAGACGATTCATTATATTTTGCTGTATTAGAAAAATAAATTGGCTTATTTGGTAATTCATATTTAAGAGTACAAGAAAAGCCTTTCATGACTGTTCCAAGAAGTTTGGCGTTAAAAAAAGGCTTTGCTAAAATTATATCGTCATATTCATACTCAATTTTAGTATTATCATCATTGTAATAATAAACTTTACCAGCTTTTTGCATTATTTCATTATAAGTCATCACATATCACTTCTCCGTTCAATTGCTTTTAAACTAAACGTAAAAGGCTCATATAGTCCATTAATATTTTTAACTTTCCCACTTATAGTAGTTCCATAAAAATCTTCAGTTTTATTTTTACGTTTATTTCTAGTATCTTGAAAAGTAACATTTTCGACTATTGGATGTTCAATAGCTTTGCATATAGTATCAAATTCATCTATAGTTGTTTTCCCAACACTTATTTCTAAATTATCAAAGTACCCCACAAATGTACCAGAAAATTTACCACTATTAGAATTACGTCCAGTATCGCTTGCCCAAGTTGGTTCTGCTTTATGATCTATATCTTTAATTCTAGGTAATAACCATAAATTCGTTAAATTCCTCCATTCGTAGAAAATTCTTGTCCATTCATTATTTTTTTAATAATTTTACACAATAATCGTCCATCAATATAATTATTTAATTGAATATTCATTACTATCCATTTAGCTATCTCTTGACCGAGTCTCCTCATGGTTGTTTCATCAGTAAGGGGTAATACACCTTCTGCTCCTGCTTCTCCAGCGATAGCTCCACCAATATTAACACCTCGTCTTGGTACATCGACAATTCCACCAGTTTTCATTCGAGGTAAATTAAATGTAGATAGTTTACCAATATTGATTCCTGGTACTTTATTAATAATATCTAATAATTTATTTACAGATTTAATTGGAAAATTAAGTATATTTTCAATAGCTCCTAAAATTCCATTAATTACTGTTTTAAAAGCTCCTGCTATTACATTACCTACTTTAGTACCAATACTTTTAAATAATCCAACTATAGTAGATATTAAGTTTTTAAAGAATGATATTACAGAACTAAATACACTTTTAACTATACTTACAGCATTTTTGACACCTGATATTATTTCGTTCCATAAACCAACAAAAAAGTCCGCTACTGGTTTTATTATATTATCATATATCCAACTACCAACAGTAGATAATATTCCCCAAATAACTGCCCAGGCTTCTCCAACTAGTCCCACTACAAAACCAACAATTGTCTTTATTATTCCTGCTATAATATTAATTGCTCCCGATAAAATATTTATAATTCCATCTATGACAGCATTCCAACCTTGTTTTATCAATTCAAAATTGCCAGTGAAAAGGCCCACAATAATATCTAAAATTCCACCAAATAATTCTGCAACGCCTGTCAATATCTCCCATATACCAAGAAACAATTGAACTATTCCTTGCATGAATAAAGACCAAACTCCATATGCTTGATTAAATGCTTCTGGATTAGACAAAGCACTTTTCATTTCTTCGCCTAAAGTAAACCAATCACTTATGATTTCACTCATATAGCCTTCAAGCTTAGTTTTATATGTTGCAACATTACTTAAATCAAAATCTTGACTTGGTAATGATATTTTTTCTCCGCCACTAGATTTTGAAGAGTCATTTAATATGGTTAAATCGTCGAAGTTTGCTATTGATTTATCTATATCTTTAGCACTTTTTGATGAAGAACTCATAGCTTTCTCAAAATCTTTAATACCACTATTTTTAAAAATATTTTTACCGGTTAAAAGATATATTATTCTCCCAACAAACCCTAATATAGAATAGCCAGCTTTTATAATCCATTCTATAAGTGGTTTTATTGTATTTGAAAGTACAAACTTCATATAATTAATATTCGCACTCATTTTATCATCATATTGAGAAATAATTCCCATGGCATTTCTAATACCCATGTATGCACTTCTAACACCAAATATAGCAAGTGTCCATTTACCAACTTTTTTTATTGTAGATTTAATAGAATTATTTATGTTTCCCATTTTGTCGTTAATTTCATCTAATCCTCGACTTTTAGCGAGTTTTAAGTTTAATTCATCAACTTTGGAATTCCACTCATCTTGTTTTAACTTATTTTTAGATAATTGTCCTTCTATTTTTTCTAATTCAAAAAAGGCTTTGTTATTATCTGAATTCATTTTCAAATCGAGATTAGCTAGTTGATTATTATATTTATTATTTATTTTTAATTCTTTAGAACTATCTATAACACCTTTATAATTTGTATTAGCTTGAATTTCTACTTTTCTTTTTCTCTCAATTTCCGCAACTTTTCTTTTATAATCAGAATCATTCAAATTTAATTTAGCTTCAATTTCTAACTTTTTATTATTTAATTTTTCTGCCTCTTTTTTGAAAGTTTGTAATTCTTTTTTAGCATTACTTAAATTTTTACTTAATTCTTTGTTATCTATTTTAGTTTTGATTTTTAAGTAACCATCCGTTTACTCACCTCATTTTCATTTGTTCTTCCCAATATTTATCAAGTTCTTTTTCTTCAGATGTTTTTTCATATTTTAATTCAACTTGCTTTTTTAATTTTTCCCACTTGGCACGTTCTTTTCCTTTTTTACCATTAAGAGATTCTTCTCTTATAGCTCTTACTCTATTTAAAACACTATTGTCTGTTAAACCTTCTAATAAATCATAAAATTGCCACCAACTAATATTTGATTTATCTAAATCAATGTTATAATCACTCATAAAACTAGCTTTTATATACCCTTGATCTTGTCTGAAATCCATTGAAGGTTCTTCATCTTCCGATGTTTCTTCAAAACTCTTTCCTCGCCTTAAATATCTAATTAATAAGTTAAATATTTTTTCATGATTTTCAGTATCTTTTAAAGCAATATCCCCCAAAAGAATATATATTACTGCCAATACTTTTTCATAGTCTCCAATTGTTTCATTCCGAAATATTTCATCACATTTTAAAGCAAGTCTAAAATCAGTATTTATTTTGTATCTTTTTCCAGAGACTTCAATGTACTCTGGATATTTATTCATCTTTTAAAACACCACTATCAATCTGTGCATATTTTCGTTTTATTTGTTCTTCTATGCTTTCAAAGTTAAGTTTTAATTTTGGCATTATTGGTTTTAACATTTCTGTTAAATCTTCAAACATAGTAAGATAACGATTTTCACCAAATATTTTTTTTGTACCATCTTTTCCTAAAAATAAATCCATAGCTTCCTCAATGCTTTTATAATAACCTTTTAAAGCATCATATTTGGCTTTCTCATTTTTGGACATTAATCCTTTACCTTTAGTATCTGTTTTTTTATTAATTATAGATAAATCATTTTTTAGTTTTTCCTCTGCCTTTTCAATTAAATAAACACTTTTACTATATTTATCTGGAATTGTAATATCTTCCAAATCAAATTCGATAAAAATCTCATGACCATTTTTATCTTTTTTAGGCTTGTCATTTTCATCTAAAATTCCCATTTTAAAAACATTTCGTTTTTTTAGTTTAACATATTCCATAAATTTCCTCTTTCTATAAAAAATAAGGGTGAGAATAATCCCACCCAATTATTCAGTTTCAGTTTCTGTTTTATCTTCTGTAAATGTAACTTGACCTGCATCAATAGTAGCACTACCATTTATAGGATCTCCATTAACATTAATTTTAAATCCAATAGTTGGTGTCGCTCCTCCATCTCCGCCATATGAACTAATACTTATTGAACAAGCAAATTTTTGTGCTTTGAAAGCTCCTACTTCATTAACATCATATTTATCAATTAACGTTACCGTCGTTTCAGCATCTGTTCCAGTTGCTAAATTATATCTTAAACCATTAATATAATCATAAACTTCATCACCATGAATACACTTCATTTCACCATCAAGAAATACCGCATAACTATCAATTAAAGTAGTGGCGTTATCATTCACAATATAAGTTTCATTTGTTTCCTGAGCTTCATACGAATATGAACCGCTAGTCATACCATTACCAACTAAAGCTAACTTTTCGGTTTGAGATTTTGGTGTAACGTTCAAAAATGCCATTATTTCAGTTCTTTTTATGAATCTTTTCGTTTAATTCCTCCTTTTTAAATTTAATATAAGTAAATTTGCAACTTATACGATAAATTGCTTCATCAGCATTTGTTGCAAAAATAAATCCATTAGTTACAGCACTAATGGATAGTGGTTGTATATCCTTAATATCGGGATATATATCATTTTCATAATTATCTTCTAACCAATCTCTAAATTTTTCAAAAAATATTGAATTATCAACATTATTTTGTATTTCATTATTCCAATAAAACTTAGCATCAAAACTAAATAGAAATTGCATTTCTTTGTCCCCATTTAAATATGTATTAATAACTGGATTATAACCAGCATTTTCATTCACAGAATATGCCTTTACTTTATCTTTTAAATAGTCAACATTAACTTCTATAAATTCATCTAAATATGGACAAGTTGCAATATAATCTCTAATTTTATCAATCATAATCTATCTAATTCCTCCTGTGCTTTTTTAACTATATCATTAAAATTTTCACTAATAGTTCTTTCAACAAAATGTGCTCCACGGTTTGCTCCGCCATGGTAATTTAATGGTTCATCACTTGGAACTTTTTTTGTATTTGGTCTACTCCAAAAACCATAAGATTCATTATAAAATGCTCCTTTACCAGTTTGAGGATCAACATACTTTATTCCCTCATTCATATAGTGAGCATAAGGAGTTTCAACTGTTACAAGGCCACCTTCTGGATTTCTTGTATTAGCAATCATTATACCACTATCTTGAGGCATTTTAAGTCTCATTTGATGAATAAAAGATGTATCAACTACTCTTTGAACTCGACCATTTTCATTTAAACCAAATTTATCAAATATTTCTTGTTCACTTGGTAAAAACGCTTCTATTTCAAAATCCATTATTCGCCTTTTATTTCAAAGTGCCACATATCTTCTGAGCCATAGTCTTTAACTGAAAAATCAACTATTTTCATACATTCATATTTTTCTTTAATTGTAGTAATAGTTAATGGTGTATCTTCAATTATTCCTTTTACTAAATAGTCATCATTTTGTAAAGTCCAAGTATTTTCTTCACCTTTAAAATCTTTTGCTTTTACATATCCAACTTCACTCATTAAAATTCTAGCTATTAAACCATCGTTTTTAATTAGTTGTGAATTAGATATAGCAATCCCTTCATTAGAACTCCAAAAGCCTTTTAAATGATGTGTTTTATACTCATTCTTTTTAGTTTTACGATTAAAAAACTTATTAATGACTGTTATATCTTTATCGAACAATTCCAACACCACCATAAAGTAAACCAGTAAAAAATAGTTTCTTTTCTATTTCCCTACTTATTTCTTTTTGGACTGATTCCTCACTTGCGAAAGCTATTAATTCAGAGCTAGATACATTTTGTATATTTCTAGAATAATCTCCCACTTTTTCACTAGTAATAATTTTTTCAGAACCATTTATAATATTTTTAATTTTATTTTTGTTTAGATATTGGTTATAAAGAATATCTGCTACGGAGCAAGCAGCATCTTTTACTTCTGTTTCAAAATTAGAAATATCTTTATCTTGAATACGAAGTTTAAGTTCATAACTTGCTCCTTTAGCAAATTTTTGAAATTTTTCTTGAGGGATTAAATCCCCACCATAATTATCTTTATAATAATCATAGTCAATGTAATTATTCGTTTATATCCCTCCTGTTTTATCTTTTATTATTTTGAAGTTGTTCTTGCAACAGTAGTTTTCTTTTTAACTATAATTTGTTTTGGGCTAACAACTCTCATAGCTGTATTATATTCAACTTGAGCTTTAGAACCAGCAAAGTTCTCACTATCAATTAATCTATACATAGCAAAATTATCTTCAAGTTTAAATGCTTCATAGTATCCACAAATCATTTCGATTCCAGTTAAATCTACTGTTTGTAATTCACCAGCATAATTATAATATTTTACATTTGCTTTATCGAAAGAATTACATTCGATAATGTTTAATCCAAATCTTTCCATTAATTGAGCATGTTTAATTGCTGGATCTTCAGTAGATTTTAAACCTAGAACTTGTAATGCAGCAGCATATACAGTTGTACTAGCAAGTATAAAATTAGCTTGACCATGATTATCTTTAACAGCTTGTCTCATAGCAATTATTTTTTCTACTACGTTGTCTTTAGTAGTTGGAGTAGTATCATCTAATACTGTTCCTTCATTGGCCATACAAGCAAGTGCTGAGTATCTTCTTCCTTGTTTGGTTACGTTTAATGAATTAGCTAAGTAAGCTTCCTTAATGTTAAATTTAACAGCTGCCGCTTGCACACCATAAATTTTTCTTGATTTTTGAAAGTTATTATTATAAGAAACTTGCACTAATTCATCTTTAGCAGCTTCATCATTAAAATCTCTACCTGGTTCTCCTGGTTCAACTTCATTGCCATCATCTAGTTTATGAGCATAATAA